CTGGTTTATGCAATCGCGTAGAAGAGGCTCCACTCAAAAAATATCTTCGTAAATATAATCTTCTGAAGAACAAGCATATTCCGAATGAGTATCTTACAAATGATAGAGACACACGATTAAAGGTTTTGGCTGGATTAATAGATACTGATGGTTCAGTTCGTGCAGAAGGCCGTGAAATTCGCATTTGTCAAGGGCCTGCTAATTATAGAATAATTGAAGACGCTCATACATTGGCAATGTCTCTTGGATTCTCATGTGGTGTTAAAGAAGGAAGAAGCCAATGGACTGATGAGAAAAGTGGTGAGAAAAAGTTTAGCACTTATAAAGAGCTAACAATTACAGGACATAGAATTTGTGAAATCCCAACACTTCTTCCTCGTAAGAAATTAACGACTATAGAAAACAAAACACAGCTTTTAAGGAGTAAATCATTTATGTCCAGTAAATTTAACTTGGTAGAAACTGGAATTGGTCCTTATGTTGGATGGCAACTACACGATAAACGCGGTAGATTTTGCTTCAAAGATGGTCTCATATCTCATAATACCCCGGAAGGTGCAAGCGTTGGTGTGGTAAAAAATCTGAGTTACATGTCACATGTGACCATAACTTCCAACTCAATGCCAATTTATGAATATGTGATGCCGAATATTTTGGATATTACCACTTTAAAAACAGAAGAATTATATGGTAAAACGAAAATATTCATAAATGGTGCATGGGTTGGAATAAGCAATGACCCATTAACTTTGTATAATATGTTGAAGGAAAAGAAAACTCGCGGCATTATTAATATTTACTGCTCTATTGTGTTTGATTATAAGAGGAACGAAATTAGGATTTGCAATGATGGAGGTCGCATTACTCGTCCTTTATTAAGAGTCAGAGATAATAATATAATTGTGAAAAAATCTATTATTAGTGAATTAGATAAGGGGAATTTAGTTTGGGATGATTTATTAACCAATTGTAAGATAGATGAATCCATTATTGAATATATTGACCCTGAAGAGCAAAGTTGGTCATTAATAGCAATAAAACCCACAGATATGATTTCTCAACCAAGTAGCGGAGAAATTTATAGATATACTCATTGTGAAATTCATCCGAGTACTATGTTTGGTATATTAGCGTCATGTATTCCATTTCCAGAACATAACCAGTCACCCAGAAACACATATCAAACAGCGCAAGCAAAACAAGCAATGGGAGTTTATGCGACGAATTATGCGGAGCGAATGGATAAAACCGCTTATGTGTTGAATTATCCTGCCAGACCAATGGTAGATACTCGTGTCATGGACATGATTCATATAAATAAAATCCCATCTGGTTGCAATGTTGTAGTGGCTATTATGACACATACTGGATATAATCAAGAGGATTCATTGCTTTTCAATAAGGGGTCTATTGACCGTGGATTATTCCAGACGACTATTTATCACACAGAAAAGGATGAAGATAAACAGAAGATTAATGGTGATGAAGAGATTCGCTGTAAACCGGATGCATCTAAAACGAAAGGGATGAAGTTTGCGAATTACAACAAAGTAAATAGCAAAGGGCTTATTCCTGAAAATACATTAGTAGAAAATCGCGATGTCATTATTTCAAAAGTTGTTCCAATTAGAGAAAATAGGAATGACCATACTAAAGTCATTAAATATGAAGACCAAAGCAGAATTTATAGAACAGAAGAGGACACATATATTGATAAGAATTATATTGACCGAAACGGAGATGGTTATAATTTTGCGAAGGTGAGATTGCGTGCTGTTAGAAAGCCTGTGATTGGTGATAAGTTTTCATCAAGAAGTGGGCAAAAAGGTACTATAGGTAATATTATTCCAGAAGAGAATATGCCCTTTACTAGTACTGGATTGAGACCTGACTTAATGTTGAATCCTCATGCGATTCCTTCGCGTATGACCATTGCACAATTAAAGGAGACGCTGATGGGCAAGGTTTTGATAGAGTTAGGTTTGTTTGGGGATGGTACCAGTTTTGGAGACCTTGATATTAATATTGTCCGAGACGAATTAATAAAATTAGGGTTTCAAAGTTCAGGGAATGAGGTTTTATATAATGGAATTACAGGTGAGCAAATAGAATGTGATATCTTTATTGGTCCAGTGTTTTATCAAAGGCTGAAGCATATGGTGATTGATAAGGAACATAGTCGTTCTATTGGACCCATGGTGAATTTAACGAGACAACCGGCGGAAGGTCGTAGTAGAGATGGTGGGCTTAGATTTGGTGAGATGGAAAGGGATAGTATGATATCACATGGAGCAGCTCGTTTTACAAGAGGTCGTATGTATGATGCGTCAGATAAATATCAAATATATACTTGTAAGAAATGTGGTCTAGTTGCAGCATATAATGATAAGGTTCAAATTCACAGATGCAGAACTTGTGATAATAGGACCGATTTTGCTTATGTAGAAATTCCTTATGCTTGCAAGCTGTTGTTCCAAGAATTAATAACTATGAATATTGCACCCAGAGTTATTACAGAAAATTAAAAGATTTTATTTCCACCTTAAACAGAACCTAGAGTTGCATTATTTGGATTTGAGCTATTATCTCCTCTTGCACCTGGTTTACCTATCACATTATTTTTCATTATTTTACTATTAGCTTTCTTTTATTTCTTTTAATTTTTCTTGATTTTCTTAATTTTCTTAATTTTCTTGATTTTCTTGATTTTCTTAATTTTCTTTTAGTCCTTTTTTGTTTTCTTGATTTTCCTCCACCTCCTTTGGAATAAGATTCACCACCTCCTAGTAGTTTTTCTGAATCTGACATACCCTCTCTCTTCTTTCGTTCTATTAAATAATCTTCTATAGTTCTTATTGCATATTGTACAACTTCTAATACTTTCTTTTTGTAATGGAGAACTTCTTTGCCTTCTTTAATAAAAAATTCTTGAATAATTTTATGAAATTCTAATGGAATTTTACTCATCAATACCATCATAGACAATTCGCCCTCTTCTTTTAATTTACTCGCTGCTTGATTGAGTTGAACAAGTAGGTCTTGAATACTTTGTATTTCTTTTTTATCCAATTTAGTTATTAGTTTTAATTTTTGTTCTTCAAGTTGATTTATTAGTTCTGGTTTTTGAAGTTCATACATTAAATCTATTAAATCATCTTTAATATTAAATGGTGTACGACAGAATGGACAAGGGAGACTACTCGGCATGCCTTGAGAATTATAATACTTTTTTAAACATCTATAATGAAAATTATGTCCACAAACATTTATTTTTACAGGGTCTATTTGACCCAAAAGTTCATAACATATAGGACATAATTCAGAATCTATTTCTTCTTCTTCTTCAGCCATTTTATATTATTCATATATTTATTTTTACATGTATCATGAAATTTATTGCATATTTATCCAACTGCATATTTCCCAATTCCCCTTTAAAATGGCACTACAACGAATTAATAACTATGAATATTGCACCCAAGAGTTATTAGAGAAAATTAATAGATTTTATTTGTTAATATGGACTAATTTAGCAATATTGCTAAGTATTTTATTTTGCATTATTTGTAGTATTAATATTATTGTTATTGGTAATACAGTTAGAATTTTTAATTAATTCAATCATTTGTTTATTTATTTGTTTATTTTGTTCAATTAACAACTCCTTGAACTCTTTATTCTCTTGAATCATCATGATAATATTCTTATTAAGGTCTGTATCGGTAGTAGCGTTCTCATTAATAACTGAGCATTTCTTTTTATGTCTCCATAATCCAGCACGGTCATTAAATGGTTTTTCACAATTATTGCATTTGTATTTATGGGTTAATTGAGCACAATCAGAATGTACAATATTTGTTTTGTGTTTGTTATGTCTAGCACTTAATTTATGTGATTCATAACTGCTTTTCTTATCTGTTTTGTATTGACATTTATCGCAATAAAATCGCGGAACTATTTGTAAATTTTGGTTATTTGTAAATATATTAGCTTGTTCAGTAATATCAATATCTTCTTTTTTTGGTTGTTCAAGAATAATTTTATTTTTTTCATCATTATTTTTTTTCAATGGAAAAGGCTTGACACTATTTAATGTAGCATTCAAACTTTCATAATATTCTTGTTCCTTTTTTCTTGCTTGATAACTATTTTCACAATTAAAAAAATTTACAATGTCCATACTCCAATTATCCCAACCTCCATTAGTTCTTATAGTTTGATATAGTTTACAATTATTATGAATATCATTAGAAGCTTGTTTATGTTGAGATTTTCTTTGAACAAAATTTGTAGTATGTCCAACATATAATTCTTTTATGCTTTCATCTTTGCATACAATTTTGTAAATTATTGTGTTAGAGTAATCAATATCTAATTTCGGCATTGTTTACACTATTATTGTAATTATTTCAAAATACTCTTTAAATTTTGTTTGTTGTTAATTTATTTTTAATATATTTTTAAGACATTTTTAAAACATGTATATCATGAAACTTATTGCATATTTATCCAACTGCATATTTCCCATTTCCCCTTATTAAAGTTATTTTAGCGAAGCAAATATGCTCACAAAATAATATTTTCCCTTTAAAATGTCACTACCAAGAATAAGAAATTATTATACTTATTATAAATAGGTGATTTTTAGAAATGATTTTTTATAGACTTTATATATATGTCAATTGGTTATACGAATCTTTATGGCTCAGTGGGTCCAACATTAAGGATAAATGGACTTGGACCTGGTTTCAAGCCCCAATATAGAACGCAGTTTTCTTTAGGTAAAGGTATTCCAGGTTTCATTCCGCAGAGGCTAGTAGATGATGATTATACTTATGAGGATTATATGAATGACCGCGACATTGTTGTTGAAGGTTGGAATACCAATTACAGAAGGGAGATTAATGCCCTTACAGGTAAACCAGCAAGAGCCATCACTCCTTTTCGTGCTGTGACAAATTCAGGAGATTTGTTAAGTCGTAAGTATTATACATGTGGTGGTCCATGTCAGACATTCCAGAGCAGACCAAATTTGAATGGTTTGAAGCAAAGATTTGGTGCAGTAATGTTAAAATGTGATGGTTCAAATGTAGAACCAGCAGCATGTAACATAAAATATGTATATGATAGCTCTGATTATTCAAGATACTTAAAGCAACGTGCTATTAATCAAACATATAATAACTTAAGCAATGGTGGTGACGAATCAAATGGTAGTCAAGTTGCATGGCGTGCAATCCGCAGATATTAATAAGGAGTTAACTGTTTTATTACCTGAAATTGCTTATAAAAAGCGATTATATATTATTTATACAATAATAAAATAATAATATATAATAAAATGACTACAATAGCTTATCATCAGTATACCAATATTCCATATTCAGGTGGTTCTTATAACTCTTATCCAATTCCTGGACCAATGAGCACAAGTCAAACAGCTGGTGGAATTCGCATTAATCATACTTTAGGTGCATTACCAGGAATTCATCCGAATCCTCCGCAGTTTGGAGTTGCAGATGGAGCAAGTGAATTTTCTAATGCACGAAGATATTATTGGCGTACAGCAAAAAGTGTAGATGCACAAGCAGCAGCCAATACTTTAGGGAAAGCATCAAGACCTTCAAATTATACTGCTCATACTAGTCAAAGACAATATCCTGTATCAACTCATATGAATTACATTGCACCGAAAGATTCATCGCAAAGAACAGAGATGTTAAAGGCAAAAGCAGTTGGTAAAAGTTCATACAAGATTGGACTGCCTACAGAGGCTCTACTTTCTTACAAAAATTATAATAGGAATGATGTGAAGACAGCGCTTAAATTTGCAAGGTCAGGTGGTTGTGTTGCACCGGCAAAGAAGGGGTCTATTTATAATAAAACTTTATGTAATGGTCGTGTGTGTGCATGGGGTTCTCAAGTGAGTTCAACCTATTAATTGAATAAAGTTGCATTTCTATTTACACTCTTTAAAATATTTAGATATTCATTGCTTTTAGTAATTTTTTGAGAAAAAGTAGTAACATCATCAGCATTTTTGAATTTATTTTCATTAATAGATTTAATAATTAAATTAACATATGAATGTGTTAATGGTCCATAATTATATTTTAATTTAACCCATTTATCTCTTAATTGTTTAGATGTGAAATAAGATAAAAATGTTGCAAACCATGCATGATTTTCTGTAAGCGTTAAGGTGTTAGTGGTTATAAAATCTTCTACTGATTGAAAAATTTTATTAGAAATAAAATTTACTGTAACTTGGTCATCACTTTTTTGATTATTATGTTGATATTCTTGATTATCACTTAAAAATTTAAAATTAAGTGAACTTATAAAATTTGGACATTTATCATAATAATCAACCATTACTTTATTAACATCATTGAATCCTCTATCTATCATTTGTATTGTAGCACTATTTACAATACCAGCATATTGATTCCTAAATAAGAAAAAAGATAATAAAAGACTTGTTGCAGTTAATACACCAGTGAGAACATTAAATTTATTAATAATTTCAGGGCTAAATAAATATTTTTTATAAAAAAAAGAGAAAAATATGAAACCAATAGAAATAAATTGTAGAATTAATATTAAGTACATAAAAAAACCAGCATACATAATTATATTATACAAAATATTTTATTATTTATTAATATTATAAATATGAACTATTATTTGGTTGAATTTTTAGGAACATTATTTTTATCCTTTATCATTTTTGCTACAGGAAATTATTTAGCAATTGGTGCTGCTGTTGCAGTGGCTGTCTTGTTAGCTGGTTCGGTTTTTAAAAATGCCGCGTTTAACCCTGCTATTACACTTGCTTTATTGGCAAGTGGTAAATTACCATCAAATGATGTTATACCCTATATTGTTGCTCAAATTGCTGGAGCCTTAGCAGGTCTTGAATTAGTAAAATTATTCATTAAAAAGTAATTTGAAATTTATATTAAATTTTTGTTAATTCTTTAGTAAAAATTTATATTTTCTGTATTTATATTATATAATGTATAACGAAAACGACCCATATATTAATGAAATTAATGGAAATTTTGGATTTGATTTTTCAGGAAATAATATGCCATATTCATCAATGTCTTCAAGAATGTCACCATCAGGAATGTCACCATCAATGTCTTCAAGAATGTCACCATCAGGAATGTCACCATCAATGCCATCAGGAATGTATTATGG